GAGTCTTTCCGGTGACATCCGCTAACCGCTCTAATCCCTCACCCAGCTCCGCTATAGCTTCGTCAGTGAAAACTTTTCCTTGCTCGTCAGCAAACTTAATCTGCTCTGCGAGTTGATTGAATTCTTCAACAGCTCCCTCAACAGTGAGAGACTTCACAGATTCAGCTAACGCCTCGTTCGCTTTTGTAGCCGCTTCTGCTGCGGCCGCTTGCTTCATTTCTGCTTCGGCAAACGCTAGGAAGTTTGGTTTGCCATCTGCTATTTCCTTGTTTAGCTCCTTGACAGAGATACCCAAGAAACTCGCAACAGCACTGAGTCTCGCACCTTCTTCCTTGGCCTTAAGCATCGCTTCAACTGAACTCCCCATAGTTCGGTTAAGCAGCTCTCCAGAATTCTTAAGCTTCTCGGTCTCTTCTCTAATTGCCTCCAAACGTGTTTTGGTCTCTGCTGCAGTTTCCGCCATCTGTCTAAGTGCTTCCGCAAGCGTAATTGAATCGCGTGCAGCTATGAAAGCTGCAGCACCTTGTTTAACGGTAGCTTGTCGCATAGCTTCAAGTCCGTCTCTGGTAGACTGTGCCACTTTATTAAGGGTATCGACATGGGTTACCAACAGATTGATGCCAGACGCCGTCTTGATGGAATCGATAGCGGCTATAGATAATATATTTAGAAAACCTCCGAACTGTTCTCCAGTGGTAGCAGCAGCACCACCAACTTCAACAGTAGCTTTAGTGTTAGCTTCTTGGGCTGCTTTCTGGGCTTCTAATGCACTAGTGTGGGCTTCTGTAACAATCTTTGCAGCCTCAACCATACGTCCGAAGAACCCGAGTTTATCGGCAGCTTTTTCAATTGCTGGTTGCGTGCTATCGGCGCTAAACGCCATATCACCAAAAATTTCCGAAAGAATCGCGCCAGCAGCTGCGGCTATTGCAATTGGTATAATGAATTGTACCAGGGCAATCTTGGCGAGATTTACAGCTGCAGTGAACCCAAGTGTAGTAACAGTTCCCGCGCCGGTTGCGGCATTGTATGTGACAATTCCTGAAGCACCTAGTTTGGCAGCGATCCCGGTTCCAGCGAGAGCAGTAGTCATAGAATTTAGAAGAGAGAGTATGCCTACTACCAAGCCACCTAAGGTACCGAGGACAACAAGTAGCACAACAAAGGCACCGGCCAAACCAAATATGCCAATGATGGCTAATTGAACGACGCTACCCATGGCAGAAACGAACTCAGCGATCTTCTTTAGACCAGCCACCAACAGTAGTCCGGCCTTGATCAAGAATTGGATTTCATCACGGAAAGCTTTGAATAGTTGGATGCCAACTTCGGTGAGGGCAGCTTTCAAACGATCAAATTGGCGCGCTACAGTATCTAACTGGACTGCAAGTTCTTTCTGCAACTTGGTTTGATCTGCAGCTTCCTGTTTAGCGGTTGCCAGAGCCTGACGGAGTTTGCCCGCACCCTTCGCACCAGCGGCGAAAGTCGATAGCATTCGAACACCGCTGATTCCGAGCTCATCGAACTTTACTAGTAATGGAGCAAGTCCATCCTTACTTAGTGTCTCCATACCACCTAGGACTAGTTCGATAGCTTCGAGTGGTTTGGTCGCGAATAACTCTCCGAACTGTTGAGCACTCTCAATCGGTGAGTCGATTGCCATGGCGGCAATATCTGCGAATGCTTCCAGTTTCTCTCCACCATCTGCAGCGGACTTAGCTAACTGACCTAGGAAACGTTCTACGGCAGTCGCGGCACGTTCAGTTCCTCCCACCAACGCAGAGAAACCAGCAGAGAGTCCTAGAATCTCTTCAGAACTCAAACCAACTGCCGCAGTGAACGATGCCGTTCTTGTAGCGAAGTTTAGGATACGAGCTTCAGTTGTCGGCAACGTGTCACCAAGTCTGGCGAGAACGTTTGCCATCTTTTCGATCTCTCCGGCTCCTTCTCCAGTCAAAGCGGCGAGACGTGCAAGACCTCTAGCAGCTATTTCCGGATCTAGTTCGACAGCAGCGATTGACAACTTCGCCATGGTCTCGGCGAATTCATCCAAGTCTTCCGCGGCGATACCCAACTGGCCTCCGATTCTAGCGAGGTCAGCGATCTCTGTAGCAGCGATACCGAACGTCTTGGAGGTATCAAGGATGACCGCTTCTAACCTTTCGAATGTCTCCGGGGTACCTTCTACGGTCTTCTTGACGTTGGCTATTGCCAACTCGAATTCCGCACCGACCTTGATAGAGAGCCCAGCGATAGCACCAAAGGACGCAGCGAAAGCTGCCGAAGCGCGCACTCCGGCGATAGCAGCAGTCGAGGCAAACGTCTGCAACTTCTTCTGCGCAGTAGTCAGTCCGTCGCGGAATCCCTTGATGTCCGCACCGACGGTCGCTATAACTGGTCCTATACGTCTCGCCATTTCTTACATCCCGATGCCTACATAGTTTTGGTAGAACGGATTTCTAGGATCGATCAACGATGGTGTATGCAGATCCTGCATCTTCACCCTTTTTCCTTTCTTCAAGTGCCCACATGTATTGATGATGCTGATGAGGGCACTAGCTCTGTCTTTGTGATCCCGCTCCAACTTCCATTGAAAGCCTCGAACCGCAACGAGGAAGTCGTACGGGGTCATGGATTCGAACTGTTCAACGCTCATTCCCATAACCCCGTACGCCATCGGCTCAGCGTTCTCCACCCAGTCGTTCCAGGTTTCGATTTTCGGCTTTAGACGTTTGGGAGGTCTTTAACACCACCTCTCGGTCCGGAGTCAGAGTCGTTAGAACTTTCATCATCGTCCTCGTCTTTCTTGGAGATGATGCCAGCGGCCTGCATCGCCTCCATCAAGAGCTCAACTACCTCGGCAAGTTCTTTGCCATTGTCGAGCCACTTTCTCTGGAGGAGATCACCGACCTTGCTATCCGGAAGCGCTCGCTTCTCGGTCTCACCATACTTCAAACCTACAGTGAGCATTTGAACGATTTCCTCGAACCCCATGCTGCCGCTGGCTCCACCCGTTAGGATGCTTCCAAAGGAACGGCCGAAATGACGCTCGAGTTCCCGTACTGCGTTGATGGTGAATCGAACACGACGGGCCTTGTCTAGGGAAATGTCAACGTACTGTGCCATTGTTATTCTCCTTTCTTGGCAATTTTGGATTGTTGACTCGGTTGGATAATCCCTGGACCTTGTCCCCGTTGGGTGGGGACGAGGCAGGCAAAATGTTGGGGGGTCGGAGATAGACCCCCCGAGGGGTAAAGACCGTCGTAGCACCGAGTAGTACTACGACGATCAAGCTGTTACTTCCTTCCTTACGCTGGTTTCGGTGCGTACGCTACGACGAAGGTGAACGACGGAGTCGTACCCGCGATGGTCCACGATGCACGTACGAAATTGTCGAGAACGTCACCAGGACTGGTTTCGAGACGCTCGCAGGTTAGTGCAGTAACCTGTGCGAACGTACCACCAGTGATAGCGACGAACGTCATGTCGTCGGCCGAATCTTCCAGGTCGATGTCCAGTGTCGGAGTGGTTCCCGAAACTGCACAGACATGAAGATGCGCGACGAAGCCGGTATCCGAAGTAACGGCACCGTCGTATCCCTGCGCGTTCTGCAGGTCTACGGAACCGCCATCGGAAGTAGTCGTCTCTGCCGCATTTGCATGCAGCGAGAAACCGCGCGAAAGGTCGCCGTCGAGCTGAAGATCAGCTGTGAATCCCTGCACACCGTCGACCGGCTGCGTGGTATTGTAGCTGTTGATCAGTCCGCGGAACAGGTAGGCGATATTCCCGACCGTGAAGCCTTCTGGTGCATCTGTGAAGAGAGACGAACCAGGCAGGTTGAACGTGGCCTGGAGAATCGCGTCGATACCCGTGTCAGCATCGTCATCGATAAAGCCACCGATGGAACCGGTAGCGTTACGAAGACCGTTGATGAATCGACGAGTATCATCGCAGAACGTCGTTACCTCAGGGAGGTCGATGTCCTGTGTGAGGTCGATGTTGTTCACAAAGCACGTGATGTCGAACTCGCAAAGAAAGAGTTCGGTCTCCTTACCGTGCAGGAACGTTGGGTTGATTACTTGAGCCATTTTTTTCTACTCCTTAGAGCGCTCGGAGCACTCCTTTTCTCAAGAGGGACGCAATAGCCTTCTCCGAAACCTCTTTGGGAAGCTCGTCACCCGGTAGCACTTTTCTTGATGCTCTCATTCTACCGACCTTGAACTCCCGAAGGATTTCGTACTTAGGCTTGCGTACCGGTTCGGGTTGTTCCTGGAGATCTTCTTCCAGGGGTTCGCTTCCCCATGGTTTCTGGTTGTCCATGTGCTACCTCTTCCTTGATTATGAAGTTCTCACCACACGTATCGCATATTCCACGATCTGGTCCTCGCATGGTGGTAACTTCGGTGTAATCTGTGTGCGGACACGGACCTCGCTTCCCTTCGCATCTTTCGATCTCAGCGTCTATCAACCCCACTGCTTTATCTAGCAACCCTCTTAAAGCGCGCAGAGTTCGCACACTAGACATGTTAAATGCTCTTCTTCTTCCAGCACTTGATGTCGACACCAATGATCCATCGTGCCGATGAGTCACTACCGACAAGAAACGGTGGAGCTATAGCTTCGATCAACGAGTACCGAACGCCTCCCAATATGACTCCAACTTGATTATTGAGGAATTGATACATATCCTCAGCTAGCTCTCGAGAATCCTCGTAACAGTCCTTTGCTTCCCGGCACCTGATACTCAGGGCTGGAACCTCCATGTTCAACTTCGGGCCTTTCCCGAATCCAACGAACGTCTCCGCCGGTGGCGGGTCGCCAGGAAGCTCCGCGACAGCGACAATGCGATCTGGAACACTTTCACCATCGGGCATAAATCCCCCGCGGATGTCTTCTCCAGGGAAATTGGTCTTGAGAAAATCGACCATCTCCCTTACTACGGTGCTAGGCACGGTTTAACGCTCCATTAAGATCTGCCACCAGTTCAGCTTCCAACTGGGGCGTTCGTGCATCTACTACCTTCTCCAAGAACTTTGATTGCGTCGGGTGGTTCTCATGAATCTCTTCGGCATAATCGACGAATTTCCCTTTCCGTACGACGCTTCCGAAAATGATCTCGAACTTGACAAGGCTCTTACCTCGCGGTTTCAAAACGCGGCCAGATGCTTGCAACGCTCCGGTAGCAACCGGTGTAAGTGCTTGCGCATCGGTTACCCAACTCTCAAGACTCCTTGCAAGCGTCGCACGAACTTGCTTCTGTATAGCAACGTCCATACTCTTCAGGTCGCCCAACATCTTTGCGACACCGACGAGCTTAAATCTGATTGGTTGCCCAAAAGCCATTACGTTTCCAGAATTATGTGATGCACGCCCTTCTGATCACTCACGATTCGCACATCGATGATCTTCGGTTCCCGCGGTTCATATCCTACAGGAAGCATCAACAGGTCTTTGGTGGTAATTGAAGTGTCGATTGTGAATAGATAGATCAACCTCCGAGACCTGATAACTAGTCCTTGTGCTGTCCGCGTCGCGCGCTCCTGCCTTTCGATCTTCGCCAAGAATTCGCATGGATCTCCATACGTCGGCTTGCTGAAGTCGTCGTCTCCCGTCCACGGTGTAATAATCACCGTCTCCGTGAAGAACTTTCGCAAAGGTGTATTTAGAATCGACATAGCGCATTAGATATCCGCTCTACCTATCGGGGGACGACTCTTTCGTGTCGTACCAGGATAGTCACTCATTCCTCTGAAGAAATCGCTCTTCAAGATGTTGCTGTTAAGATCCATCGCCTGCTGCTCATTGAGGAAGATTCCACCGGCCGACGGTAGCTGATGCGCCGCGCCGCGAGCTCTCCACTGATCGATGAGCAGCTTGAGCTCGTTGATACGTTTCGCACGAATACGCGTTTCTCCAACCTTCTGATCCTCTAAGAAGCCAGCGCCGAGCCGGATGATCATCGTGTTCGCAACGGTAGCTGCGGACCAGTAGATGTTCGGTTCCTGACTTAGAAAGAAGTCGATCTCCTCATCATCCATAAGGAAATTTTCTGAATCCGTGTCACTGACGAGCAGACGCACCTGATCCCGTTCATCAGGTAACCCTTCTGCAAGTTTGTACGAGAAACTCATTATCTTAATCTACGAGAACCTATGTAGTAGATGGATACATCTTCGTCAGCCGCGTCTCCATCATCGACACCATTGATCACGATTCCGATGCGGAGTTCGCGAAGAGCTTCAGGAACGACAACGTATTGTGTCTCTGCTGATGCATAGTCCCGCGTGGTACCGAGTTCGATTGGGGTGCTTCCAGCTCTCACTCGACCATAAATGGCAACGTCGATCGTCCCGGAAGTAAGGGCCATCACATCGATATGGATGGCAACACCCTTGAAGTCTTCTGAACTTACTCTGATCCAGCCATCTTCATCCGCACTTCCGGTGGAACACTGGCTCATGCCCTTTGGAGGAGAAGTAGAGAACGTGGCTGTATCGCAGAAGATTTCGGTGACGGAATCTAGATCGAAATTTTCGAAGACGATTGATGTCTTCTGCGCTGCTGCAAGGCTGGAAAAGCACAGGAGTAGCGCGAGTGCATAGGCTAGGCGCTTCATTTTCAACACCTCAAAGCTCTGGGGAAAGAGCCAGCCAAAGGTGTAGACACTCGCGCTGACTCTTTCCCCGGAAAGGTTTACTTGTCGGAAAGGTTGAGATACATGAGGTAGATGTCAGCACGTAGCTCGACGAAATCGGCGGAACCCGATGTGAACGTTGCAACCTCACCACCACCAACTGCATCACCTGCACCGGTGGTTGGAAGGAGCGCACCTACCGTGGCGTTCTTCACGCCAACAGCAGAAACATCTACACCATCGAGGTAACCATCAGGGTCAGACTCACGTCCGACGTCGACGGTCTTGGTGGTACCAGTGACTTCCGCTACTAGTACATTGATCCATGCACCAATGACAACCGATCTGGATGGAAGGGTGAATCCGCTCAACTGCTGCGATCCATCTGGAGCAGCACCGATGCGGATACGTCGCACGTAGGGAGTGAATCCTACGGCGATGAGAGCTCTTTGTCTTGTAATTTGTGTGTTCGCCATCTGTCTTTACCTGATTTATCCTGCCCCTTTTGCCACTGGGACTTTGCCAACTGCTGGTACCCGTCGCGTCAGTAACACGGCAGGCTTTCCAGTTTGACGAGAGGGCAACACCTTGGCGCCCGGAGGCTTCTTCGGTGCTACCTTTTCTACCGTCGGCGTAGCCTTAGGTGACTCAGGCTGTGAATTTGCCCCAGCGGCTGGCTGTGCCTCGACATGTGCGCCCTCGACTACTTTGGCCACATCCGACTGGGGCACGGAAGGCTTCCCGAGGAACCGATGTTCGAGCAACAGCCGCTCGTTCTTCCATCCTGACGTCTCGATGATGTCGCCAGGCTTACGGTCCAAACCTTCCGCTTTAAACTTTCTGAGAACTTGATGTAGCATGTCAGATTCCTTTCTATTCTCTGTGCTACTAAGGTGGAGGCCCCCCGAAGGAGACCTCCACCCGAGAACTGTTACGCGAATCCCCTAGGATTAGGAGACAGCGTTCGTCCAGAAGTAGCCCATGTCGGATGCGACAACTTTGTTGTCCCACGCCTTCTCGGCTTCGACACGTTCTGCCTTCTTGAGACGCATCGGGATGCGCGTGACACCGATAGTGGTACCGATGCCCTGCGACACTCCACGCCATGCGAACGTGTAGCCAGCGGACGGCTCATAGAGCCCCGGAGACTTCGCGACGTAGAGCAGGAGTGCCTGCTTCCCGTGGATGAACGCGTAAGCCTCGGCCGCCCCTTCATCGTTCGTCGCCTTGATGGCGCGCGCGACCAAGATCCGCTCCACACCGAATAGGCCAGCGAGTAGCTCTGCAGCTGTCGCCGGGGATCCAATTCGGGTGTACTTGATCCGGTCGATGATGTCCGGGTGGTTCTTCAGCTTACGCCACACCTGGTAGCCGAGAACGAGCGTGTTCGGCTCGTGACCGGTGGTACCGAGAATGGTCTCCTTTCCTTCCTCGACATCGTCGATTGGGTCGGAGGACGCATAGTCGTCCCAGGTGT